AGGTCCACGATAACTACCAAAATATCCTCTGTAAGTTATCTTATCACCATTATATTGTACTCTTTTATTATCGTAGAGTGCTGTATATAATCCTGCTTTATTTTCTAATGATTTATGAAATTGATATAACCCCCATTCACCTGTACGCAACAAAACTTTTTTTGCGTTCTGGTTGAACTTACCTGCTGTCATATCTATGATTTTTTCTGTAAGTTTATCAATGCTGAAAGTAGAATAATATGTGCTATTTGATGTCTCCATCTGTTCACGAAGACCTGAACCCTGACGTATCTCAAACTTACTGTCACCGATATTTCTATATACATCATTTTCATCTTTGTTCTGACGTGCGAAAAGCATAGCTCTGCTCATCTCTCTTTTTAGTTTTTTCTTGAAAGTCCAATCAGCATGTTCCATCCATGTCTTATGTTCTACATATTTATTATTTTTATCTAACTCCACCCATTTAAACTCTACAGGTCTATGTAACATGTTTCCTGGATGTGTCACCTGCCAACGTAAATTTGTAAAACAGTTTTTGAATGAGAACGGTCCACTATAATTTGGCGTACCACCTCTTCTACTTAATGTCTGCTCTTGTGGACTCCACTCTAACGAGAACCGTATATTTGCCTGTACCTCATCATAAGGAATAAAAGCTGTTAGTTAGCCTAACATAAGTTCACATTCATATTCCCAATTGCTGCCTTCAGGGATAGGATCACTACAGATACGAATAGGATACTGTTCTCTGTTCCCTATGATAAGATTCGTTGCAGAGAAATATGCCTCTGGAAACAACAAATAAAATCTTGTCAGACCTAATCCTAACTTATCTGTCGAAGATATAGCACTACCACCGGAAGTAAGTCGTGCTTCTAATAGAGGGATATTTTTTTCTTCATCATCCTCCATCATCCAACGGAAGTCATCTTCTGTCTCTAAAGTTTTTATACCTGTCTTAGAGAGATAACTCTCTAAGTCCGGTTCACAGTTTACATCATATATCCTGGTTATAAGTTCGGATACATTTTGTACTTTTGCCATACGCCATGCAGCAAGATTATTTTCTGTTACTAACCCACTTACATCTGTTGGGAAAGTTTCTTGTAAATTATTAATTTTTACCATAACTATTTATTTTATAATTGTTTATTATATTTCTATCTGTTTATCACCATCCTATCGAGATTTTTCAATCCTTCAAGGTCATTATTTTTTTCTTTTTTCTTTTCACCTTCTGTATCGTTATCATGTGTAATAAAAGTATTAGTACGTTCTAATATGTCAGCGAGTTTTTTTACTGCCTTACTGTTAGCATTTTTCTCTATTTTGCTTATATCTATATTCTTATTAAAATATCCTAACTGTATATAATGCAAAAGACGTATATCAAACTCTTTAGGGTCTATGTTACGTACTTCCATAACTTTTGAGACAGGATGTTTATCTTTGGTATATCCTACAGGAGTCGTCATCCACTGTTTTAACTCTTTCTTCTGTGCGTCATTGACTTTTATGTTAGGAAATATCTCTGATATCTTATCTATTCTTTCTGATATATCTTTTATATATTTCGTCCTCTCTTCATCATATATCTTCTTTTGCTTTTGTGCATCTTCGAGTTTTTTCTTCTTCTCTTCTTCCCTGATAGCATAAAGTTCTTTTCTGGCATCTATAGCCTCATCATAGAGTTCACCATTAGCTTTTAGACGTACTATTTCTTTTTTTATTTTTTCATCATTATAACGTGTAGTCTCAGACATGTGGGTCTTCACTAAATCTTCCTGAATAGTCTCATCATCTTTGATTTCTTCTTCAGATAAATTAGATAACTCCATTTTATCTGACTCTAACTGTATAAGTTCTACAAGTGGCACATTTGAACCTAATTCTTTAAGACCTTGTAATATATCTTTTAATACAGGTGGTTGATCCTCTATCCAGGAATTAACACCTTTATCTATACCTTCTTTATATGAAGTTATAAGAGACTCTACTTGTTTCTCTTTTGGCAACTTGTTAAATTCCTCAATATTAAGATCAGGAAGGATACCATCTTCTTTTAAGGATTCAGCATATGGAGAATAAAAAGAATTAACTTCCTTCTTTTCCGATGGCATCTTTTTTTCTTCCTGATGGGCTTCTTCATTATCTTCAATATCTTCATTATCTTTTATACTTTCTTTCCCTTCTTCATGTTTTTGAGCAGACACCTTCTTATTATGTTTCTTACTGTCAAAAATCTTTATCTCACCATCATCATCTCTGATGATATCACCATCTTTTATCACTTCTTTATTTTTACCTAACAACATACCTTTTTCTTTTAGTATATCGTTTTCTGTAGGTACTATATCACCTTTATCATCTATGATTATATCCTGCCCGATATCAACCATATTGTCGAGATTTATTTCAAATTTTTCTCCTGCCATAATATATTATATTAATTTTGTACAATTTTAAAGCATATATATATAAAAAAAAAATAATAACAGAGAAAAGTGATTTTACTCATTTTCTATATTATGCGTACATATATTTTATTTTTCACCAGAGACTTTATTTTTTAATGCTGTCTTATCTTTGAGTTTTTCCTTCTCTAATCCTTTGTCAGCCTTATATTTCTCTGTCTCATTATGCATTTTCGCTATCTTCTCTTCTAATAACAGTTTCCTATCATCAGATTCTTTTTTACTTAAATGTTCTCTTTCTTTTAAAGATAAGTCAGCTATCTCCATTGGATCGGGGATACCGTTATTATTTTGGTCTAACTCTAACTGTCTGTTATATATACCTATCTCTGCTACCCTCAACTTTGTCTGTACCTCTGTATCTATCTTATATTTCTCTAACTCCATCTCTGCCTGTTTTAGTTTCAAGGCGAGGTCTCTTTGTTCTTTTGCATCTGCTAACTGTGCTTCCTGTGCTTTACCATCACGTGTTATCTTATCTTGTTCTGCCTTTTCTATTGTCCTTCTAATACCAGAGATACTATTTTTCATGTACATATCCATTATCTGTGAGAAATTCATCTTATCATTTTGTAATCCTATAGGTGCAAGACGCTTTAATTCATTGAAAAGATTTGTTACATTTGTACTGTTTACAGCAAAGATATTATACATAGTATCCATATGTTCATCACCATCAATGTCAAAAAGTTTTAACATAGTGTCATCAAAGATATATGGCAACTTTTTCTGTCTTCCTTTCCATGCTACCTTAGACACTTCAATCATATTTTGTAATACCCTAAGCTTTGTGTTGTCATGGATATAATAATATTGTTGTGTTATGAAAGAAGAGTTCTGCACTTGACTTTCCATGCCACCTAATGTGTTTGTAGTTGTCCCTTGTCCTTCTCTCTCTGGGTTTATCCCACTTACAAGAGATACCTGTCTCTCTATATATCCTAATATATTTATTAGCTGTTGTATGAAATTTCCTAGTTCTATCTGTAACACCCTTCCTGTAGTATTAAAATTCCCTGCTGCCATACCTTTAAACTTAGCTTTATTGCTCTCAGCAAAACTATCTACGATAAGATACCCATGGACTTTAGCATACGTCATCCACTTATCAAATTCCCAATGTTCAGGTTTTTTTGCTATATCTAACTCCGTCATAGGTTCCCATTTAGCAAAAGCTAAATCTAACCTCGTCTGATACATGTTATATTGAAACTTATATATCTTTACTCTATCCATAAGAGATATAGCCTTATTGGTATTTGTACTATATATAGTACCTATATAAGGACTTGTAAGAAGTTTAAGAGAATCCATATCATAAACATTTACAGGATATGGTTGCATCTTCACATATTTATCATGACCTATTTTAGTGGCTTCATACCATTCTAATATCCATAATGGTGTTATCTCTTCTCCTTTTAATTTATCAGGTTTATAGTCCTCTGTTACCCAATCATATTTCTCTTTATCATTCTCATCATAATATTTTAACTTATTGACTTTTCTATAAGATTTCCATACTACACGTACTTTTAGTATATTGCCATTTACATCATAATAATCATTATAATTGTTAGACAACATATTACTATTTTTGTTTACAGAAGAAAATACTACATTGTTTATTGAGATAGGTATAGGAGATGGTTCTAATGTGTTATAGAA